GGATTGGCGGGCGAGTCGCGTGGGGGCGCGGTCATAGATGGGACCACTAAGGGAAACTAACCCTTAAGTAGCCCTATGGCTTTAGGGGGACTAACCCTTAGGTAGCCCTATCCCCCATCCCCCAGCGCCCCTTAGCCCACCTACCCCCTGGCTGGCATGGGACCCAAAGCGGCTAGACACCCTTACGGGTGAGTGGTATAGTTAAGGGGTAAGTTACTTAAGGGTTATGGGAATCAAACGTCGCGCCAAGGCTGGTCATTACTACGAGCGCCGTCGCACCCGCAGCGGTCGTTACTACACCGTGTCGCGCGGATCCGACCGCGAAGAGGCCATCACCACCGTCTGGGTATCTGCCCTCCTCCTGGGGGTGTTCCTGTCTCCCTTCACCTACCTGCTGTCTATCCCTCTCGCACTGCTCTGCGCCTTCGCTGCCACCCGAGCCCTCTAACCTGAGTAAGTCAGTAGCCCCACCCCCGTGTCAATTCTCAGTGCAGTGGCCGGCGGGAGTCTCTTGGAGCCCCCGCAGTACAACACCCGCCGCTGCACCGAGACCTACGACGAACTCCGCACCCGCATCCTGGCGGGCCTCCTACCCCCTCAGATCGCCTTCGTCGAGGACAACCAGCACCTGATCCTGGGCTTCTGCGCCGGATTCGGCGCCGGCAAGACCCGCGCCCTCTGCGCCAAGGCCATCTTCCTGGCCATGGACAACCCCGGCACCGTCGGCGCGGTCTTCGAGCCCACCCACATCATGATCCGCGACGTGTGGATGCGCGCCTTCGACGATTTCCTCACCGAATACGAAATAGAACACGACTTCCGCGTATCCCCACAACCCGAATACGTCCTCCACCTACCCAACGGCCCGACCACTCTTCTATGTCGAGCCACCGAAACTTACAACCGCATCCGCGGCCAAACACTCTCCTTCGTTCTCGCTGACGAGATCGACACCTCCTCCCAAGAAATCGCCCAAAAGGCCAGCGAAATGATGCTGGCCCGTCTCCGTGGAGGTAAAAAACCCCAGCTCGCCGTCGCCTCCACCCCCGAGGGCTACCGCTGGATGTACAACACCTTCGTCGAACAAGGAGATAACACAGACCGCCGCCTAATTAAAGCCAAAACCACCGACAACCCCTACCTCCCAGAGGGTTTCGTCGAATCGCTGTACCAGAATTACGACCCCCAGCTCATCGCGAGTTACATCGAAGGTGAGTTCACCAACCTCGCAAATACAACGGTCTACCACCCCTTCGACCGCGATCTTCACTGGTGCGACTCCCAGATTACCGATGACGACCGCCTGCTCGTCGGGGTAGATTTCAACGTTGGGTGTTGCTTTACGGAAGTCATCGTCCGTCGGGGCGACGAGTTCCACGTTGTTGCTGAGCATTACCCCAAAGACACCCCATCTGTGGTGCGATTACTGAAGGAGAAGTATCCCAGACAGGCTGCCGACGGCAACATCGTCATCATCCCCGACGCCGCCAGCCGTCAACGCAGCACCACCAACGCCAGCGAATCCGACCTCTCCCTCCTCAAAAAAGGCGGCTTCACCGTCAAAGCCCAGTCCGCCAACCCGCAAGTAGCCGACCGCGTGAACTGCGTGAATGTGTTGCTGCTGGCGGCCAAGTTGAAGGTCCACCCCACCTGCAAGTACCTGATCAAGTCCCTGGAGCAGCAAGCCTTCGACAAGACGGGCAAGCCTGAGAAGGGCATCGGCGGAAAAGACGACATCTCCGGCCCTGTCGATTCGCTGGGCTATGCCATCAGCTATCTGGCACCGCTACGCCGTTGGGGCGTTGGCGACTCCAAGTTCAGGGTCTGGTGATTACGCCCCTGGCCAGCGGATCAGCTTGTCGAACACCTCCCGCTGCGCTTTCAGCAGCTCCAGTGCCTGCAGGGTCAACCGACGCATCTCGTAGATGTCGTTGCACTCCAGAACGGAGCGCTTGATCTGTTCCTCAGCGAAGGCATTGGCTGTGTCCTGCACCGACCTAACGCAATTACTTCCTTTTAGCGACGCGGATAAAATGCAGCCATGAAGACCTCCGGCTCCACCTACCCACAAGGCTCGGACTGGAACGCCCAGTTGCCCGGCGTACCTGTCGGGCGGCGGGACACCCCCACGAAGTACCCGTATCCCGTTCCGCCCAGCGAAGAGACAGGCGGTGACCCATCCATTCGCAGCGGCGCGGTGCTGGGAATGATGCCGTTCTGGCAAACCATCAACGTGGTGATGGGTGGTACCAAGACCATCCGCGCCAATGCGGAAACGATCATCCCGCGCGAACCGGAAGAACCAGACGACGCCTACCAGCGCCGCATTTTCCACGCGGTGATGCCACCGTTCCTGCAGCGCTTGGCGGCGCAAGCGGCGGGCACCATCCTGCGCAAGGGCATCCACCTGGAAGGTGGCGACGAAGAGTTCTGGAGCGAGTGGGTCAAGGATGTCACCGGTGACGGCACCCCGCTGAACGAGTTCGCGCGTCGCCTGCTGGTGGATGCGCTGCTCTACGGCCACACCTGCGCGGTGGTCGATTACCCAGACGACGAAGCCCCTCGCACCCTGCTGGAGGAGCGTCAGCGCAAGGACCGCCAGCCCTATCTGATCCCGATCAGCGCCCAGCAGGTGCTGGGGTGGCGCACCAGCGGCAACCGCTCCCAGGGCCGTCTGGATCAGGTGCGCTATTTCGAGACGGTGGTGGAGCGCAACGGCAAGTTCGGCGAGGACGTGATCGAGCAGATCCGCGTCCTGGAGCCCGGCAAATGGGAAGTGTGGCGCCGCGATGACGCCATCGAAAGCCGCTGGAAGATGCACTCCAGCGGCACCACCCCGCTGCAGGAGATCCCGCTGGTGGCGGTCTACAGCAACCGTCTATCCACGCTGGTGAGCCGCCCACCGCTGCTGGAGGTGGCGAATCTCAACATCGCCTACTGCCAGCGCTTCACGGATTACCACCACGCCATCCATGTCGGCGCGCAGCCGATCCTGGTGCTGAAGGGCTTTGACGAGGACAGCGGCCGTCCGATCGGCCTGTCGGTCAACACAGCTGTGCTGCTGCCACCCGACGGCGACGCCATGTACGTCGAGCCCACCGCCGATGCGTATGAGTCGCAGCTGAAGTGCCTCCAAACGATGGAGGACCAGATCAGCAACCTGGGTATCAGCACCCTGGCCCGTCAGAACCTGACGAATGCCGCGGCCGAAGCCAAGCGTCTCGACCGGATCGACAGCGACTCGATCATGTCGATCATCAGCGAGGACCTGGCCCGCGCCATCGAGGTGATGCTTACCCAGGCCGCCGAGTATGCGGGCAAGGAGCCACCCACGGTATCGATCCCGCGGGACTACGAGAACCGCCTGATCGACGGCAACCAGATCACCGCCTACCTGCAGCTGTTCATGCAGGGCGCCATCGACCAGGAAACGCTGCTGCGCATCCTGCAGGAGGGTGAGGTGCTGCCCGCCTACATCGACATCCAGGAGGTGATCACCAAAGCGCAGGATTACCTGGACGAGCAGATGGCCCGCGAGGTGGAGAAAGCTGATGAGCTGGCAGCGGTTCAAGCTGAGCACGCACCTAAGCCGGTGGCACCTGGCTCCACCAGCACCAGCGTGGGTGCGAAGCAAGGTGGTGTCGCCAGCGGGAAAGCAGGCAAGGGAAGCCAGACGGGCAGCAGCACGCTCCCTACTCCACTACGGCCCGGTAAGCACAAGTCCAAGTGAACAACGAGGCTTACCTGCGCAGGATCGACCGTGAGCTGCGGTCGATCGAGCGGGACGTATTCGCCCAGCTGCGCCCGCTGTTAGTGGCGTCGGTGGTGCGAATCCGCGACCTGATTCGCCTGAGCGTTCCTGACGAGGGTCTGTCGCGCCGCCTGGCGTACCAGAACATCAAGCCACTGCTGGAGGACGCCCTCGTTGCCTTCAACGACACGTTCCGCGACGTGTTGGGCGAAGAGCTGGCCCGCCTCCAGTACACGACGCTGGGCATGGCCCACGACCACCTCAACGGGGATGGCAGCACCTACAGCTTCTTCACCGCCGGGGAGCTGTTACAGCTTGTAAAGGTGTTTGGGGGCTACTCGCTGCGGGAGTATTTCCAGCGGCGCAGCCCTAGCCAATTCATGAAGGCGATCCTCAAGTTGGTGGATCGCACGGTGGAGCGCGGCATCCTCCAGGGCCTGCCCACCGAGGAGATCGTCCGTCAGATCGTGCCGGAGGTGGTGAACCGCGGGCGCCCGCAACTGACGATCAGCCGAGGCACGGTGCTCAACGCCATCCGCAACCGGGTGGAAGCCACCATCGCCCAGTCCATCTGGACTGTCGCCACCCAATCTGAGCGTCAGGTGTGGGACGAGCAGGACGTGAAGGTGTGGGTGTGGAGCGCCATCCTCGACGAGAGGACGTGTCCAGTGTGCAGCCCCAGAGACGGGCAGGAGGAGGAAAGTCGAGATGACTTTGACGGTCTGCCCCCTTTGCACCCCCGGTGCAGGTGCAGAGTTTTGCCCTTGGAACTTGCGTAGATTGGATGGAGACGTAACTACGGTATGGGCTGCTGGGTACCTGGGCCTTGGACACCAAAACCGCAGCCGGAGAGCCCGCATCAGGCCGCAATGATGACGCCACCTCCCGA